AATTATTTTTGGGTTGTCAAAAGAATCAGGGAGGACAACATTATACATACCATCAATAAGTTCTTTTATTTCTCCTACTAATTTTTTATTATTTTTATTATCATGAATAATATCTTCGTATTGAGAACGATTACTATTTCCATAAACACACCTGGAATTTAATTGACAGTCATAAACAATATTTATAAGATCTGCGAAGCTACACCGGACACCAGGCACTGGCTGCCAACCCGTGAAGCGTGGATCAAGAACGAGCTGGACCGGAAGCCAGTCAACCTGGTGATCAGGTTCAGCCCTCCTATGATGGGCCAGCGGGTGGACACGTGGCCCAACTCTTCGATGGTTGTTGACAGTGGCGCGAGCTGCCCGGCACCTAACCAGGGCGGCAAATGCGGAGACTGTAGACAATGCTGGGATCCTGCTGTAAAAGTAGTTTCATACGGAAAACATTAAAATGGAATTTAAACACCCAAAGTATTATAAAGAATTACGCAAGCTACGTAATAATCTGGATCAGGCAATTAGCGGTAAAAACTCGACGGAGTGTAAAACGCGTTCGCCTGGTCCGGGCCTCAAGCAACAAGCTTCAAGCGACAAGCCTCAAGCTGCAAGCTCCAAGCCACAAGCTAAACCAGAACCTAGTTCAGGTTCTTCAAATATTTAATACAAGCCTCAAGCCCCAAGCTACAAGCGTCAAGCTTCAAGCCGCAAGCAGCAAGCTCCATGATTCGTGAACCATGGAACATGTGAACATGTTTAGAGGTCCTAGGACCAAGGGCCTGGACCATGATGAATGTGTTCTTTGGATGTGCCACGTGAAACGCAATTTGGTGTGGTGAAAAGTTGACCTTGTTCCCCTTCGTGACTTTAAGTTCTACAGTAAAAAAGTGCCCAGAAGTATTATAGCCCAATAGATCAGGAGTGCCGAGTAAGCTAAGGTTTTCAATCCGAATCCATGAAATTCCATCGGAGTTTCTTTTAATTTTTTGATATAAGTTCTGATAAAATACTTACATTGGCAACTCCAACTCCTACACTACTTGAAAAGTATCAAGACTTGATTAAGTAATGAGATTCTATACAAACGTCCAGATGGTTGGTGACAACTTCTTGGTTCGTGGTTACGAGGATGGTAAACACTTCGCAACCCGTGAGAAGTTTTATCCAACCCTTTTTGTCGATTCAAAAAAGAAGAGTAAGTATAGAACTTTGACTGGTGATGTTGTTGAAGCAATTGAACCTGGATCAGTTAGGGATTGTCGTGAATTTATAAAGAAGTATGCTGAAGTAGAGAATTTTAATATTTACGGTAATGAAAGGTTTATCTATCAATATATTTCTGATAAGTATCCAGAGGATGAATTAAAGTTTGATATTGAGAATATTAAGCTAGTTACTCTTGATATTGAGGTTAAGTCTGAGAATGGATTCCCTGATGTAGAATCTTGTGCAGAAGAAATACTTCTTATATCAATTCAGGATTATACTACTAAACAGATCATTACTTGGGGTCAAGGACCATTTAATAATAAGCAGAAGAATGTAACATATAAAGCATTCAGTACAGAGTATGAACTCTTAAATGATTTCATCAACTGGTGGATGATTGAATCCAATACACCAGAAGTTATTACTGGATGGAATAGTAAGTTATATGATATTCCATATATGTGTCGTAGGATTGAGAGGATCCTTGGTGAGAAGTTAATGAAGAGAATGTCACCTTGGGGACTTGTAACTGAGGATGAGACTTATATTGCTGGACGTAGATATGTTTCTTATGACATTGGTGGTGTCTCACAGTTAGACTATTTGGACTTATATAAGAAGTTTACTTATAAGGCACAAGAGTCATATAGGTTGGATTATATTGCTGGTGTTGAATTGGGTCAGAAGAAGTTAGACCATAGTGAGTATGATACATTTAAGGACTTCTACACAAAAGGTTGGCAAAAGTTTGTAGAGTATAATATAATTGACGTTGAACTTGTTGACCGTCTGGAAGACAAGATGAAACTCATTGAACTTGCATTGACTATGGCATATGATGCCAAGGTTAATTATGAAGATGTGTTTTATCAAGTCCGAATGTGGGATACAATAATATATAATTATCTGAAAAAGAGGAACATAGTTATTCCTCCTAAAAATAGATCCCAGAAAAATGAGAGGTATGCTGGAGCTTATGTCAAGGAACCGAAACCAGGACGTTATGATTGGGTGGTCAGTTTTGACCTTAATAGCCTGTATCCTCATCTTATTATGCAGTACAATATCAGTCCAGAGACCATCAGGGAGACTAGACATCCCAGTGCGAGCGTTGAGAGGATCTTAAATCAGGAATGTAAATTCGATGGGGATTATGCAGTTGTGCAAATGGAGCACAGTATAGAAAAGATGTGCGTGGATTCCTACCAGAGTTGATGGATAAGATGTATGGTGATAGAGTGGTGTTTAAGAAGAAGATGCTTCAAGCAAAACAAGAGTATGAAAAGAATCCATCAAACACACTTACCAAAGAGATTGCTAGGTGTAACAATATCCAGATGGCAAAAAAGATTGCCCTTAATAGTGCTTATGGTGCTATCGGCAATCAGTACTTTCGGTATTACAAACTTGCTAATGCAGAAGCCATTACTCTGTCTGGCCAAGTATCCATACGTTGGATAGAGAATAAAATGAATGAAAAGATCAATAAGATCTTAAAAACTGAGGATGTTGACTATGTTATTGCTTCGGATACTGATTCCATCTACCTTAATCTTGGTCCTTTGGTTGACCGTGTATACGAGGGACGAGAGAAAACTAATGAGAATGTTGTTGGGTTCCTTAACAAGGTGTGTGAAACTGAATTTGAGCCTTTTATTGAAGGTTCTTACCAAGAACTGGCCGATTACGTGAATGCTTATGAACAGAAGATGTTCATGAAACGTGAGAACATTGCTGAACGTGGTATCTGGACTGCTAAGAAAAGATACATTTTAAATGTGTGGGATAGTGAAGGTGTTCGTTATGATGAACCCAAACTAAAGATGATGGGTATTGAGGCGGTTAAGTCTTCTACACCAGCACCTTGTAGAGCAATGATTAAGGATGCTCTGAAGTTAATGATGAATGATACTGAGGAGAATGTTCAGAAGTATATTGAAGACTGTAGAACTAAGTTTAGAAAACTTCCACCAGAAGATATTGCCTTTCCAAGAACAGCATCTAATGTTCAGAAGTATAAGGCATATTCAACAATTTATGAAAAAGGAACTCCTATACATATACGTGGTGCATTACTTTTTAATCACTATGTAAAACAGAAAAAATTGGATAATAAATATTCTCCCATTGGAAATGGGGAGAAAGTAAAGTTTCTGTATTTAAAGAAACCGAATATTATTCAAGAGAATGTAATATCCTTTATTCAAGATTTTCCTCACGAACTCGGTCTTGATATGTACATTGATTATGATTTACAGTTTGATAAGAGTTTTGTGGAACCACTCAGAGCAATATTAAATGCTATCGGGTGGAATGTCGAAAAAACCGCTAGTCTGGAGTCCTTTTTTAACTAATGGAATTACCTATCAATCATAAAGATTTAGATACTATTATCAATGCATTATCACTTGGTGGTGATACTCGACTTTATTTTGTATTAAAAAATATTAGAGATACAAATAGATTGAATGGTGATATTTGGGAAGATACGGTAGTGGAGTGTGATATCTAATGGAAGATAAGTGGTATTATGTAATGCCCCCTAATATAAACATAATGAAATGTGAATTAGGAACTGATGCTGTCAATCATCTTTGGAAATGCATTGAGAAGGCAAAATTAGATAAACAAAATGCTAATAAAGGTCTTGCAGGAAACATAACAGAAAGTTTTTATTTAAATGATGAAGATGATTATTTTTGGAAAAATCATTTAGAAATGCCATGTGAGGGGTATCTAGAGCAATATCCACAAGCAAATTGTTTTAGAAATTCATTTAGTAATGTTAGAACTAATAAACTTCAATTAAGAGAGTTTTGGGTTAATTATTCAAAAGCAACAGAGTTTAATCCATTACATAATCATGGTGGTGTTTTATCTTTTGTAATTTGGATGAAGATCCCAACTAAATCCAAAGAGCAGCATAATTTACCGATCTCTAAAAACACTACAGATCCTGCCTCTTCAGATTTTATGTTTAGTTATACTGATATTCTTGGATCTATTAATCCAATGCAAATGGATATGGATCCAGAAATTGAAGGAACTATGATGGTTTTCCCTTCAATTCTTCCGCATCAGGTATATCCTTTTTACGAGACTGATGAATATAGAATTTCTATATCAGGAAACATATTTTATCACCAAAAATTATGGAAACAAGATGGAGAGGAAGGTGAATGGGAGTGGGAAAAATAGTAACTTTATGCTATAATAATATTATTGAGGTTATAGAATGGATTTTTTAAAAGAAGTAGTAAAGGAGATAGGTGACGAATACACACAAGTCGCATCAGACATCCAAGAAAACGAACAATACATCGACACAGGCTCATACATCTTTAATGGATTGGTGTCGGGTTCCATTTATGGTGGCGTATCTAGCAATCGCATTACTGCCATCGCTGGTGAAACCTCTACTGGTAAAACGTATTTTTCCCTTGCTATGGTCAAGAACTTTCTTGATTCTAATCCTGATGGGTACTGCCTCTATTTTGATACTGAAGCAGCAGTTAATAAGGGATTACTTGAATCTCGTGGGATTGATCTAAAGAGATTAGTTGTTGTTAATGTAGTTACTATTGAAGAGTTTAGGTCAAAGGCACTTCGTGCAGTTGATATATATCTTAAGACATCTGAAGAGGATCGCAAACCTTGTATGTTTGTGTTAGACTCTTTAGGTATGCTTTCAACAGAGAAAGAAATTAGAGACGCATTGGATGATAAACAAGTTCGAGATATGACCAAATCTCAACTTGTCAAGGGAGCGTTCCGAATGCTAACTCTAAAGTTGGGTCAAGCAAACATTCCACTTATAGTTACAAATCATACCTACGATGTCATTGGATCTTATGTCCCTACTAAAGAAATGGGAGGAGGCTCTGGTCTCAAATATGCCGCAAGTACGATCATTTATCTCAGTAAAAAAAAGGAAAAGGATCAGAAAGAGGTTATTGGAAACATTATTAAAGCTAAGACGCATAAATCAAGACTCTCAAAAGAAAACAGAGAAGTAAACATACGTCTCTATTATGATGAAAGAGGATTAGATCGCTATTACGGACTCCTAGAATTAGGAGAACTTGGTGGCCTGTGGAAAAATGTTGCTGGTCGTTATTTAATGAACGAGAAAAAGATATATGCTAAAGAAATTCTTAAGAATCCTACAGAATACTTTACAGATGATATAATGGAGAAGTTAGATAATATTGCAAAAGAACATTTTAGTTATGGTTGATTTTATTCTTAAGCGGGATAATTTATTAACTAAAGATCAATGTGATCAAATTATAAAATGGACTTTTGATAATAAAACATTTACTGATGGTAAAGAACATTCTGGATATCAATTCACAGAATTGATGGATTATGGTGGATCATTTCATAATGATCTTTCTCCACCTGCTTTATTTCCAATTAAAAATGTGATTGATACTTTATTGGAATTGTATCAAGAAGAATATCCAGAATGTACTAATATGAATCATTGGGAATTGGAACACATTAGATTTCAATGGTGGAAACCAGGACGTTTTTTTAATGGGTTTCATTCTGAGCATATGAAATCAGAACCTTATAGAGTTTTGGTATTTCTAATTTATCTTAGTGATAATGATTGTTCACTCATATTTAAAAGATATAATGATGTTGAAATTAAGGCAGGTCGTGGTATACTATTTCCAGCATACTTTACACACGAACATTCAGGATCACTTTGTAAAAAAGGATTAGACAAGTATGCACTCACAGGTTATTTTTCTTTTGTATAATGGAACGAATTGAAACAACTATTCTTCGCAATTTGGTATTTAATGAAGAATATTCTAGAAAGGTAATCCCGTTCATTCAACCCGATTATTTTGAACAGAAGTCTGAAAAAATTATTTTTCAGGAGATTACTCATTTTATTGTTAAATATGGATCATCAATAACTGTAGAAGCTCTTAATATTGAGATTGAGAATAGGACTGATCTTAATGAAGGTGAGATTAAAGAAACTAGAGATATATGTAATTCATTAACTGATACTCCTGCAGATCAATCTTGGTTAGAAGATACTACAGAAAAGTGGTGTAGAGATAGAGCAATCTATCTTGCACTAATGGAATCTATACATATTGCAGATGGCGAGGATGATAAAAAAAATCGTGATGCTATTCCATCTATACTTTCTGATGCTCTAGCAGTTTCTTTTGATAATCATATCGGACACGATTATCTTCAGGATTATGAAGAAAGATACCACTCATACCACCAAAAAGAAAGTCGAATTCAATTCGACCTTGAATACTTTAACAAGATTACGAAAGGAGGTCTCCCAAATAAGACTCTCAATATTGCTCTTGCTGGTACTGGTGTCGGTAAATCTCTTTTTATGTGTCATCTTGCTTCTTCTGTACTTTTAGAGGGTAAGAATGTTTTATACATTACTCTTGAAATGGCAGAGGAAAAGATTGCTGAAAGAATAGATGCTAATCTTTTAAATGTTCCTATTCAGGATATAACAGACTTACCCAAACCTATGTTTGAGAGTAAGGTAAATAATATTAGCAAGAAAACGCAAGGAACGTTAATTATAAAAGAATATCCTACTGCATCTGCTCATTCAGGACATTTTAAAGCATTGCTAAATGAACTTTCATTGAAGAAATCCTTTAAACCTGACATAATATTCATCGATTATCTTAATATCTGTGCTAGTTCACGATATCGTCAAAACGCCTCTGTCAATTCCTACTCGTTCATCAAAGCGATTGCGGAGGAATTACGGGGCTTGGCTGTCGAAAGTAATCTCCCGATTGTTAGTGCTACTCAAACTACTCGTTCTGGTTTCGCTTCTTCTGATGTTGACCTTACTGACACTTCAGAATCCTTTGGACTCCCTGCTACTGCTGACCTTATGTTCGCTCTCATATCTACTGAGGAGTTGGAAGGATTAAATCAGATACTAGTTAAGCAATTAAAGAATAGGTATAATGATCCTACTGTCAGAAAAAGATTTGTTGTAGGTATTGATAGAGCAAAGATGAGATTATATGATTGTGAACAAAATGCACAAGCAGATATGGTTGACAAGGGAGGAGGAGAAGATTATAATGCTAAGGAAGAAAAGGCAAAGAAATCTTTCGATGGATTCAAGTTCTAAACTTACTACAGAAGAACTAATTGCATTAGAGATGTTAATATCTTCTGATACAATAGCTTGTGAGGAAGAGGAGCAAGAATTCTGGAATACTATTGTTCGTAAATTACGTAAAAATCATGACAGTTGACACACAAAAGTATCTTGAATTTGTAGAAGGTGTTACTAGTGAAGAAAGTCTTCATTATACTGCATTAATTGGTAGAATGAATAGACTAGAACTGGAGGATGATTGTAATATTCCTCAGTTGCTAACTGCTGCACTTGGATTGACTGCTGAGTCTGGTGAGTTTACTGAGATAGTTAAGAAGATTATCTTACAGGGTAAACCATACAATGAAGATAATGTCTTTCATATGAAGAGAGAACTAGGAGACATTTGCTGGTACATTGCTCAAGCATGTATGGCACTTGATACTTCCTTCGATGAGATCATTGAGATGAATGTAGATAAGTTAAAGAAGAGATATCCAGGTGGTGAGTTTGATGTTCATCATTCAGAGAATCGTAAAGATGGTGATGTATGAGTTGGGATGATCCACTAGATTTTAAAAAGGAGGGAATTGTTTTAGATTACAAAACTGCTGGTGTTGATATAGATGCTGGCAATAAGTTTGTAGAAGATCTTAAAAATAAAGTTCCTGCTCTTGGTGGATTTGGAGGAATGATAAAGGTTCCCGTAGGATACGAGGAACCTATTTTAGTATCTGGTGCTGATGGTGTCGGGACTAAACTCAACATATGTACCATTGCAAATGACTATACAACCATAGGACAAGACTTAGTTGCTATGTGTGTCAATGATGTGATTACATGTGGTGCTAACCCATTATATTTTTTAGATTACGTTTCCACTCAGAGGTTGGATGGTAATGTAGCAGATATTATGGTGGGTATTTTGAAAGGATGTGAGATAGCAGGTATGGATCTCTTAGGTGGAGAGACTGCTGAACATCCAAGACAACTTCATTATGATATGGCAGGGTTCTGTACTGGTATAGTAGATAAGAAGGATATTATAGATGGTAAGAGTATCAAACCAAGTGATAGAATTATTGGATTAGCAAGTAGTGGACTTCATAGTAATGGATATAGTCTTGTTAATTATCTGTTGACTAGACATCAGATATTTTATGCGGATCATCCTGAACTACTTACTCCTACTACAATCTATGCACCTGTGGTTAAAAGAGTGTTAGATGAGGGAGATTGGGTTTATGGAATGGCACATATCACAGGTGGTGGTATTCCAGAGAACTTACCACGATGTTTACCTAAAGGATTAAAAGCACATGTTGATTGGAATTCTTGGACAGTACCAGAAATATTTAAACAAATTCAACTCAAAGGTAATGTTGATGAGTTAGAAATGAGAAGGGTATTTAATCTTGGTATTGGATACTGTATGGTAGTTCCTGCTAATCGTTTAGAACTTACTATGGATATCATTAGAGATGAAGATATACAATGTTGGGAGATTGGAGAGGTCTACGAGACTAAATAAAAGAAAAGTGTTTTGAGAAATGGATTCCAAAAATTTTACTGGATTAGAAGACTCATATAAGCTAATCTATTCTGAGTCTAAAAAAGACGAGTCTCCTGAGAAGGAAGAAGAGGATCGTAAAAAAGACGATGATCTTTTTGGATCTCCTAATAAAAATGGTAATGGAAAGAATGGTAATGGAAAGAATGGAGATGATGATAAGAATGGAAAGAACGGTAAGAAGAAAGCAAAGAGATGGTGGGATGACGATGGTGATGGAAAAGGATATGAGAAAGGTGAAGTAAAAGAAGCAGTCTATGGTGGTGCTCCTAAGAAAGATAATCGTATGGTTGTAACTGCTGCTGATAAAAAGGCAAATACTCCTGCATATAAAAACTATAAGGCAGGTCATACAGGATACAAGGCTGCTGACCATTTAAAAGAAATGGAATTGCTTGAGAAGCAAAAAGATACTCCTTTACAAGTAGCAGCAGTTATCGATAAGGATAGAGCAAAGAAAGCTACTGATGATGCCACTTATGACAGGTTGCATGGGAAGAATAAAAAG